ATGGAAGTTTCGTTCTATTGCAGGGAAAGCAAGACCAACAGGCAGGGGATAGCCCCCATTGAAATGTCTATCCACATTGGCGGAAAGCGCGTCTTCATCAACCTTGACAGGAAAGAACAGCCCTCAATGTTCAAAAAATCAATTCTTCAGAAGAAGCCCAACGAGGTAAAGGACTATTTGGACGCAACAAGGCGCAACATCAATACAGCCCTTACAGAGATAGCGGACAGGGGTATGCCACTGACAACCAACACATTGAGGGACTATTTGAGGGGCGGCGGCTTCAAGTCATTGACCATAGCGGATGTATGGGACGAGTATATGTCCATATTGGCCAAGAGGGTCGGAAAGTCATTGACAATAGGCACTATTCAGAAATATGAAAAAGTGAGGGAAAGGTTTGCACAAAGCATTGATTTTCAGAAGCCTATCACAGCCATAGCAAACAAGACTGTAGCCGATTTCTACTATACCCTCCAAAAGGGCTACAGTGAGAGCAGTGCAGGCGGTATGATGACAAAATTAAAGTCTGTGATTACCTATGCCATTGACAACGGATATATGAAAATAAACCCGTTCAGCACCGTCCGAATAAGCAAGGGAAAGCCTACAATCGAATATCTGACAGAGGCTGAACTCCAACTCATCAAGACCAAGGAAATGCCGAATATGAGGCTGCAAAAGGTTAGGGACTTGTCATTGTTCCAAGCGGCAAGCGGTCTCTCATATGCAGACCTTGCACTGTTGAAGCCCGAGGACATGAAAGAGACAGACAGCGGTGTTCATTACATCAAGGGCAGGAGAGCAAAGACAGGCATTGAATACACCTCAGTCATTCTTCCGTTTGGGCTTGACATATGGCGCAAATATTGCGGCGTTTTGCCCCTGTTGAGCAATCAGAGGTATAATTCCTACCTAAAGGAAATTGAGGCGATTGTAGGGCTTGAAAAGGGGCTTCACAGCCATATCTTCCGCAAGACCTATGCGACTATGCTGTTGAACAGAGGTGTGAGGATGGAGACTGTGAGCAAAGCCCTTGGACATTCCTCAACAAAGATAACACAAGCCTACTATGCCAAGATGCAGGACAACACCATAACATCAGAGATTTCTTCTGTATTTTGTTTCATACTGTAGCCCACTTTTATTTTGAAGCCCCTTAAAACATTGATTTTGAGGGGCTTTCTTTGTTTAGGTTCAAGTCCTACACAGACCGATGAACATCTATTGACACTTTTTGCCCCGAGGATATATTTATATAGAGAGCGAACTATTCTATAAAATAAAATCTTTTTACTAACGACCAAAAAAAATGATAGCCTATGACTTCCTAATTTTGATTTTCATCTGTTGCATAGCCATTGGAGGAATAATGTTGCTTATAGACGACAAGAGCGATGACGAACAATGAGATAGTCCAACACTACATAAATAACCGACTGATAAGGACTTGTGTTGAGGTGCAGGGCAGGAGGGCACACATAAGCGAATACACACAGGATGACATATTCCAAGATGTTGTTCTCATCCTGCTCACCTATGACAATGAGAAACTCAACAAGATACACAGGGAGCGGCATATGAACGCATTCATCACAGGCATACTCACAAACCAAATCTATTCGTCCTGTTCAGCATTCCACAAGGGCTACAGGAAGTTCGACCAAGTAAGCGATGAGATAACTTGGAGAGAGGAGGAGAGATATGACGAGACATTCAACCCATTTGAGAAAAGACCCGAATATGAAAAAATCAAAGAACCAAAAGACATTTGACATAGAGATGGCACTAAAGGACTATCTCACATTTGAGGACAGCGATGATGACGCATTGAGGACACTAAAGGAGCGGATACTATCATTGCGACCTGCCGAAAGGCGGATACTGTTGACCTACATTGATTTCGGAACATACAGCGAAACAGCAAGGGAGTTCAATGTGTCCTCAACCTGCATAAGGAAATATATAAACGACATAAGACTTAAACTGATATGATAGGAGATTTCATTTTGTTGGCGGTTATATGTGTGGCCGTCATTGACCTTTCGGGGTTTGTGGAGAGCATTGATTGGGGCTTGCAGAAATGGTTAGGCAGCCCATTGTACCATGTCCCAAAGCCTTTCAACTGCTCTTTATGTTGTTGCTTTTGGAGTTGCTTGATTTACATGCTGATATATGGCTGTCTTTCATTGTATGGGATTGCGGCGGCATTGGTTATAGCCCTATTTACCCCTGTCATTGAGCACACCATCACAATCATCAGAGACATTGCTGACAGGTTGGTGTTCGTTGTTGCCTCCTTGTTCAGTATTAAATAAAAAAAATCAAAATAAAATGGATGCAAAGGCACACAAGGCACTTTCTGCCAAGTACAAGGATACATTGGAGAATGTGAGCAGAGGGGGCTATTACAGGCTCTCAATGGACGAGTTCAATGAGATTGTTGAGATTGCGGCCTATCCCGTCAAGAGGTCGGAGGTAGGATGCAGCGGATGCAGGAACAGAATCATCAGAGCAATAGCGAGGGACTACACTTCATTTCAGCCTAAGAGAGGGAGACCGAACAAGATTGACTTGGATGCAGAATAAGGGTGTAAAGCCTATGATGGACTTGAACCTATGGATATAAGATATTGAAAATCAAAAGAGTAATAAAAAAGAGATTAAAATAGGCTACAATTTATGCCAAAGAAAGGTGATTGGGACTACAGGAAAGAGGGCAGAAACAAGACGGACAGAAAGGTTAGTGCCAATGTCGGCAGCATACAGATTAACGGGCATCCTGTAAAGCCCGAGACGGCGGAGTTGGTTCGGCAGACGGCAATGAAGATAGCGGACGGAGCGACAAGGAAAGAGGCGATTGAGTTCATTTCAGAGAAGAACGGAAGCAAATCTCCTGACTATCTTGGGGACATTTATGTTGCGGCACTGAAATACCTCAGACCGAGCGATGATGCAAAGGAGGGCATTGCAGTCGCAAATCTTGGCAGGCTTGACCGCATCATTGACAAGAACATTGACAAAGCCCCTGCTGTTGCGATTGACGCGATAAAGGAGCAGAACAAGATGGCAGGCATAACGGGCGGAAACGTTGTCGCTGTAAAGACCAACGATGACGGGACAGCGGAGTTTGTGGTGAAGTTCGGAGGATAAGACAATGACCTTAATAATGCCTCAACTCACTGACTACCAACAACGGGCATTTGATTTTTTCGGTGATGGCAGGGGCAAGATATTGATAATCAAAGCCCCGAGACAGGTAGGAAAAACATTTTTCAACATCAGCGAACTCATTTATAGCGCATCCGCCCTCAAGAAGTCGGTGAGCATCATTGTCGAGCCGTCTGTTTTCCTTGCAAGAAAGGTCTATAATGACATCACAAAAGCCCTCAACGGAAGCGGAGTGATAGCATCAGCCAACTCCACCACCTGTGAGATTAACTTCATCAACGGCTCTCAAATCATATGCAGGTCGATTGAATCAATGTCGAGGGGCTTGACGGTGAGCGGTATCCTCATAATAGACGAGACCTGTTTCATTGACGATGAGGCAATATACACATTGCTGCCATTGATAAATGCAAACAATGCAGGTTTGATTTTGACCTCATCCCCATTTACTGCCGAGGGCTACTTCTACAATATGTACATCAAGGGAATGGAGGGCGATAACCCCAACATCAAATCTTTTGACTGGAGCAAGGAGGAGGGCATAAGACAGTTTCTAACAGAGGAAAAGAAAGCCCTGTATAGGACAGTGATGTCAAGGAACAAATACACCACAGAGATACTTGGGGAGTTCCTTGCAAATGACGGTCTTTTGTTTACCAACATCAGCGCCTGCATAGGGGATGCAGTACCAACGGAGAGGACGGCATACATAGGCATTGACTTCGCAACGGGGTCTGAGGGGGACTTTACCGTCCTCACTGCAATCAACGGCAAGGGACAGGTATTCAAACAGGTGGCAGTCAATGACTTGACCCCTGCAAAACAGGTTGATTGGCTTGTCGGTATAATAGAGAATATCAAAAAGGGCTACACTATCCGAACAATATTGGCCGAAAAAAACAGCATTGGTGCAGTATATATCGACTACATGAGAAAGAGCCTACAGAAGTCCAACCTCACAGTACAGGAGTTCAACACAAACAATGACAGCAAGAGGCGGATAATTGAGCAGTTGCAGGCGGCATTCGAGCACAACGACATAACCATACCGAATGACCCTCAACTCATCAACGAACTCAAGAGGTTCGAGGCTACTGTGAATCCTACAACAAAGGTTGTGAGATATGAGGGAAAGAACTCAAAAGATGATAGGGTGCTATCGCTTTCTTTTGCATATGAGGCATATGTAAGAAGATTAGGCAATTTTTCAATAAGTTTTGCATAATAACCATTAAGAATGTTCAAGAAAATCAAAAACGAAAGACTAAAGGGAAACTATTCAATAAGTGATAACGGGATTGTAAGAAATGACACTACAGGACATATTCTTTCAATACAGACTGATAAACAGGGCTATAGATTGGTTCAACTTCCAACGATAGAAAAAATACATGGCAGTTTTTTAATCCACCGACTTGTGGCTGAGGCATTTATCCCTAATCCATTAGGCTTGCCGCAAATCAACCATAAGGATGAAAATAAAGACAATAATTCAGTGGATAATCTTGAATGGGTAACACCAAAATACAATGCGAACTATGGAAACCGAAATGCCAAAGGTTTAGACACAAAAAAAAGAAAACAATGCAGAGGGGCAGAGATACCTGTTTGGGGCTATAACGGAGAAGAACGGAGGGAGTTCAAAAGTATAGCAGAAGCCGCGAAACAAATAGGTGCAAATAAAACAAATGTTTGGGCGGTTTTAATACATTATAATAATTGCAAAACAATAAAAGGTTGGAGTTTTTATGAAGTTTAATTTTTTCAAAAAAAGAAAGGATGAAAAAGCCCCTATAGGTTGGGGGGACATCACATTGGGGCAGTTCCAACAGATGCAGAAGTTGGACACAAAGGACGAGGACTATCTTTTCAAGTTCGCCGCGATAGCCTACAACATTGACATTGACGAGTTCTATTCAATGCCATTGGACAAGGTGAACGAGTACATGGCGCGGATCCAACCGATGCTTTCGGAACAGGCGAGGCCGACCATAGAGAAAATCAATTCTCCACACATAGTCCTCAACGGCAGGGAATATGAACTGACGGGCTATGACGGGGACTTGACATTGGCACAGTACATTGATTTTCAAAGTTCATTCAAGACCTATATGGACAATATGGCAGAGTTCATCAGCATCCTGTTAGTCCCAAAGGGAAAGAAGTACAATGAGGGCTATTCCGTCAAGGATGTAGTCGAGGACATAAAGGCTATGCCGATAGGGACGGCAATGGGAATATCAAGGTTTTTTTTTCTCAAGTGGAAACGATTGTCGGAGAGTTCCCTAACCTATACCCAAAGAGTATTGCTCCAGCGCCTGTTGAGGGACAGGAAGACAATGACCGAGGACGAAAGGACGGAGACGGAAATGGCTCTGACGGCACTGAGGGCACAGAGAAAGCAGTTGCAGGAAATGGAACGCGAGTTTGGTTTCAAATGATGGATGAAGTCATTAGATACACACTGTTGGACATTCATCAGATGTTCTCAATGCCTGTGAGGGAGTTCCTCACCTACTATTCATATTGTGCATGGAAGATACAGAAGAAGAATGACGAGATAAAGAAGATGGAGAGGGCTATGAGGAGGAAAAACAGATAGTTGTACCCCTTTCTGTAGCCCTTTCAATTGGGGAAAATTAACAGGCTTTGATTTTCAAAGGGTTATGGATGAAAGGTTCAAGCCCCACAAGGACTGACGGCAAAAATATTAAATAGAAATAGAAAATGGAAATAGATAAATGGCCTAACTTGGAGAAGTTCCTCAACGACTACAAGGATGTGTTTCAGAGCAAGTTGCAGGAGAGGTTGCAGGAGAACGATTCAAACGCCTCCTATTCATTGCTCAAGTCGATAGAGATGAGGGTGGATGTTGACGGGAGCAAGTTCATTGTGAAGTGCTCCCTGTTGGACTACTACAAATGGGTGGACAAGGGTTCAAAACCCCACAAGAAAAAAGGGGACGGCTCATTCATCCCTGCAATAAGGCGGTGGATACTTGTCAAGCCCTTCAGACCATATCCGACAGCAAACGGGAAACTGCCGACAGTTGAGCAACTCACATTCTTCATATCAAGGAAAATCAGACTGAAGGGAACAAAGGGCACAGGGTTTTTCACAGATACAAAAAAGGAAATGAACAACAAGGAATGGAAAGCCAAGATAAAGGAGGCTATGGCAAAGGACATAAGGGCACACCTAAAGGAAACCCTGCAACAGTTGAGCAATAAAAACATTTGATATTCAGAACATTATGGTTAAATTACCTGTTTCATCCGTCAGTTTCGGCGCGGATGCGAATGAGACCGAGACATTGTACATAGAGGCAAAGAGAGAGCCGTCCTACACAATCAATGTACTAGTGGGCGGAAGGGCGGCAATCTATTCCCTCAGACAGTATGGAAACGGTTGGCTCTTTCAAATCAACCCTACAGAGTGGCAGTCGGAGAGCAAGACACCATACATTGAAGACTTGATATTCGATGACGGGAACGGAACTGCGACATTGAGGGTGACGACCAACAGGTCCCCATATGGCTCAATGACATTCGACACCCAATATATTGTCCTTGCGCCGAGAACCGAGACCAAGAGGGTATATTTCACTGTCTTCGGCTTGAACGGGCCGCCTGTAGCCCATTTCGACAGCAGCGCCATAAAGTCAGTCAACCTTGCGATGACGGAGTTCGCCAAGGGAGGATTCGCCAAGGGCTACATTGACATCACCTGCAACGACAACACAGGTTCGTCCATCAGTGGCATAGTATGGCTGACGGGCACTGACACAGACGGACACATACTCAGACGAGACCTCCAATTTTTCCAACCCTCAAAGAAAGTCTTTCCCTGTTGGAGGGAGACGGTGTATGAGACGGCCACTGACACAGGTCTTGTGGAGTATGCTATTGTGGATACTGACAGGCATAAGACGATTTACAAGGCGAGGGCGGTGACATTGTTGGAAACCCTCAAGATAGATGTCTCAAAGATTGTTTCGCCGCTTTTGTATAGCAGTTTTGATTTTGAAGCCTGCTGCGGATTCGTCAAGGACAGGACAGCGACACTTAATTTTGCCCTCTACATCAACGGAGAGGCTGTGCAGTACTATATGGCATATGACAACTACAGTTATGACAGGGCATACTATGACGGCAGGAGCAGGCTTCTCAACGACCCTATACAGAAGAGATATGCAAAGGGACAGCCATATTTCTTCACAGCGCTCAACCTTGGGAACGACAAGTTGAGGCTTGACGATACCGAGGACTATGCATTGGAGGAGGGCATCACCCATTTCGGCGAGTGCAACGGAGGGGATGTGATAAGCGCCAAGATAGGGAACTCTGAACTCTCATACAAGGCGGAGCAGTGGTGCGGACGGTACATAATCTATTACATCAATGCATATGGCGGTCTTGATTGGCTTCTGACGGAGGGATATGAGGAGATGACGGACACAATGGCCGACAGCACAATTACACACCCATACTCAAACATCAGCAACGAGTTCGGCAAGGCGCAATATCTGCGGACTATAAGCCGCAAAATCAAACTTCATACAGGTTGGATGACAAACGAGGAGAGCGGACGGATGCATCACCTGTTGGAGAGCGCGAGGGTTTGGCTGTATGATATGGAGAACGGTTCTGCAAGCCCTGTACTCATTGCCGATACATCAATGACCTACAAGACATTCGAGAACCAAGGCATGCAGTTGGTATCCTATGACATCAACCTTGAGTACTCACAGAGCAGAATGAGGAGATAACCTATAAAATAAAAAAAACATTTCATTTTCCAAAATAAAAATTGCCCCTGCTGTAAAAGGTGGGGGCATTGATTTTTTACTAAATAGAAAAACAGGACATGGATTTCAGACTGTACATAAACAAGCAGGAGTGCGACCTCAACCAAAACTTTGCCGTCCAACTGTCATATGCGGCGGAGGACACACAAAGCCCGTCCGCTGTGCTCACAGAATACTCAAAGACGATAACATTGCCGAGAACGGGAAACAACGATTTGATTTTCAATTTCATTGGGGAACTTGACAGGGTGCAGGCGGACGAGGAGGGATACTTCACACCGTTGGAGCGAATGCCGATGACACTGACATACAGGGGAGCGGCTGTGCTTGAGGGCTATGCCAAGTTGGAAAGTGTCTCAAGGGATTCATATAGTGTGTCCCTGTATAGTGGAGTGGCGGATTTCTTCTACTCCTTAACCACTGATACTGACGGAGATACATTCACTTTAGACCGCTTGAGGTTCGAGACCAACTTGGACTTCAACATCAACAAGGAGACGGTAAAGGCAGCATGGGACAGGCTCAATGCTGCGGACAGGACGGGGACGAGCAAATGGGACATCATCAATTTTGCACCGATGTATAATGGATTGCCCGATGATGTGGATGCTTCAAAGGCACTCATAAACATCAGCGGTTCGACCGTCTTCACCACATCCGCCACCACTGACGGAGGCAAGTCATACAGCACATACCAAAACAGTATGCTTGCCCTTGCGGAACTTTCCACCGAGCGCACAGAATGGCAGGTTGGGGACTTGAGGAGTTATTGCCAGAGGCCTGTCCTCAATGTTGCCAAGTTTTTTTCGGCAATACAGAGGACAGCGGAGGGAAAGGGATACAATTTGATTTTGGACAAAGGCTTTTTCAATGACCTAAACCCTTATTTTTCAAAGTCCTGGATAACATTGCCGATGATTACACAGCTTGAAACGGAGGGGGATACTTGGACAGGGAACTGCACCTATACACAATCGGCATATTTTAAGCCCGAGACCTTGAACGAGACGGGAATTGAGTTCAAGGGACAACTGAACGGGGCTGTAATCACTATGCCCGATGTGAACGGCAAGTCAAACCTCAACATAAAGTTCTCATTGTCCGCCGACATCAACTACAGCGGAAGCGAGTTGTTCACAGGGTTCTTAATGCACAACTACACCGATGACAGACCGAGCGAGAACATGCCCGAATCAGCGACACAATGGAACAACAGTGGTATAACGGTTCAGTTCTACCTCAAGGACTACAGCAATGACGGGATAATAGCGGCCTCACCGTCCTATACACTTTCCTCACTCATTGACGGACGGCTGAAGACATACCCGTCCCCTGTGGGCTATGGCACTACAGAAAGCGGAATTGTCGGAACGTTCAAGAACGGAGGAGGCTCATATTGGCAGTTTACAGGAGCAGGAGGGATAACCGAGTTCGATGCTGTCATTGAGGACATCCCAAAGGTTAGGCAGATGTACCTCACAATGGCTGTATATTCCCATTCAAGCAAACTGTGGCCGAGAAACGAGTATTGGCTCAACACTGCCGAGACAGGCAAGGACATCACCAACCTCAGAGCCGCAACGGAGAGCGGAGAGTTGGAGTTCACCTCATTCGGCAAGACGGGAAGCAATGCTCACATCACACCGAGGATGTTGTTCGGCAATATGGGAAGCGCTGCCGACTTCATGATTTCATATGCTAAGATGTTCGGACTGAGGTGGTTGCAGGAGGGCAAGGACATATATCTGATGACGAGGAACAGGTACTACACCAATACCATAAACGACTATTCCGCCGACAGCGACAGGAGCAACATAAAGACAACGCCGCTTGTCTATAACAAGAGGTATTTTGACCTCAAGAATGAAACGGACACCTCATATCTTTCAGAGAAATATGAAAGGGATTGGGGGGCTGACTATGGCAGGCAAAGAGTTGACACAGGATACAAGTTCGATTCGGACGTTGAGGAGTTCTTCAAGGATATGGAGTACAAGGGCGGAGTATATGGCAAGATGAAGTCCAACTACTACAGGCACATAAAGGGTAAGAATTGGAATGGGACTACCAACAAGGAATGGATACCGTCCCCGATACTTGACAAGATAACCTACAGCCTTGTAAAGGACGGCAATGACCCCGATGACACCAAGAGCATTGACGCGGTTATGGATGTGATAAAGTACATCAACTACAACGAAACGCCAAGATATGACTGCCATGACAGGATGTGTTTCAGCGATGCGGACAACGGGGCTGTCGAGGGGAACTGCGTTTTGGTTTTCTTCAATGGTTTCGGCAGGCAGAGGGACGCAAACGGTTATGACATTGACTATATGCTGACTGACGACCTTGAGGAGATGTTTGCCCTCAACGGGGACAACGCCACTTGGCTTCTGACCAATGATGAGACAATAGGGAGCAGGAGGATTGCCTACAGGTACAACTCATTGCCCGACTTCAGCAGGTACTACACCAACGGGACGAACAGCATTGTTCTCTCTTTCGACTTGGGAGAGCCGAGGGAACTGTACTGCGGACTTTCATCAACACCGTCCTCAACGATATACTACAGGTTTTGGAAAAAGTATCTGACAGACCAAATGAATGTGGACACAAGGAAAATCAATGTTCCGCTCCTATTCCGAACAGGTATGGACGCACAGACGTTGAGGGACTTTGTAAGGATAGACAACCAAATATATATGCTCAATTCGGCAGACTACACCATAGGGACGACAGGGACGACAGAGGCTGAACTCATCAAGATAAACGACACAAGGAACTACACACAGGGACAGAGCCTCATATATGCCAATTCGGTGCTTCTCATTGACGCACTGGAACAGAATATGGGCTATGAGGGCGGAACTGCCTCAATCTATGTGGACAACACCAATGTGGAGGATATGAGGGTTGTGAGCGACAGCGGTTGGATAAGCGGATATGTTGAGAGAAACTCACTGATACTTAATGTTTCATACAACGGAGGCGATGCGGAAAGGCAGGGATATGTTTGGATAGTCGGAAAGGACTTGGGAGGCTTTGACGTTGTGAGCAATGCCGTTGCAGTCAAGCAAGCCTATAACCAAACAGGAGGCGGTGATACAGGGAACACAGGAGACAGGAGAACACTGAGATTTACCATTGTGAGCGGAGACACTTGGAACAACCCCTACATTTCAGCATATACCGCTGACAACAGGATGATTAACCCTACAGCAAAAACTCCAACGGGTTGGACATATGGGGAGGATGTGGCATATCTCCAAACCAATGGAGAATATGCTTATAGCCTTACATCATATAGTGGTTTTGAGGGCAATGTGGAATACAGGAACATGTATTATTTCTTTGCCAATAATCCTAAATGCGAAACAATAGAGACGGCAAGAATGGATGTTTCCAAATGTACCGATATGGAAAGCGCATTTGAAATATGCGGAGGTTTGGCCTCTCTTGATTTGTCAAATTGGGATACATCACAGGTTGTCAATATGAATAAAACATTCAGTATGTGCAGTAATTTGGCCTCTATGGATGTCTCCAATTTCAACACCTCAAAAGTGGAGACTATGGATGCATTGTTCAATGCCTGCTCAAAACTCACTTCCATAGATGTAAGCAGATGGGACACAATCAAAGTGAAAAATATGTGCAGTATGTTTAGCGGTTGCAAGGGGCTTACAAGTCTTGACGTTTCGCACTTCAATACCTCACAATGCAATAGAATGGATTTCATGTTCTCCAACTGTACCAACTTGACTTCTCTCAATGTGTCGAATTGGGATGTCTCAAAGGTAATTAGAATGCGCCATATGTTTTGGAAGTGCGCGAAACTGAAAACACTTGACCTGTCCAATTGGAACATATCCAATGTTTTAGACATTGACGGCCTGTTTGAGGGTTGTTCTTCTCTTGAGACACTTGACATGTCCAATTGGAGTATCAATGAAAACGCGGTTGTTGATGTTATGTTCAAGGGCTGTAGTTCATTGTCTCAGATAACAATGAGGAATTGTGACGCGCACACTATAAGACTAATCAATTTTGCATTGAGTAATGCAGGCATCCTAAACCAAGTAACGATAATTACAGAATAACAACAGTGTGTTGGGCTGAGAGGGATAACCTTTCAGCCTCTTTTTTTCTTTGACCGACACACAGCCCCAAAAATATTAAATAGAAAACGCGACATATGGCAGAGCAGGTAGATGTGCAAGTCATTAGGGTTGATACAGGCAAAGCAGTGGACAACCTCAAGGCACTGAACGAATACATAAAGGACTTGAAGAAGACGATGAACGAAGCCAAGATTGGTTCCGGAGAGTTCAAGAAAGCACAGGACGAATTGGACAATGCAATCGTCAAACAGAAACAGATAATGAACGGCGCGGCCAACGAGAACAAGGCGGCGGCAGGCTCTTTCAATGCCTTGAGCAACCAACTGAGGGAACTCAAGGAGGCTTGGAAAGCGACAGGGGACGAGGCGAAGAGGAATGAACTTGGCAAGCAGATAAACGATGTCAAGGCGAAACTCAACGAGATGAACCACAGTATCGGGAACTTCCAAGACCAAGTGGGAAACTATAACGGGATGCTGTCCCCTCTGTTCGATGCTCTTGGACAGAAGATTGACGGCTTGGGAGGAAAGTTGGGAGATATGACGGGGACATTGGGGGCAATGGGTTTTTCCGTCAATGGTCTTGTAAACCCTATAAAGGCTGTGGATTCGGGCTTCAAGTTGTTGGCCTCCAATCCTATAATAGCGGCCATAACATTGCTTATAGGGCTGTTCCTAAAGGTTAAGGATGCTATTGCGGCCAACGAGGATTTGCAGAGACGTTGGAATGTTGCTATGGCAGCCTTTCAGCCTATAATAAATGTTGCAAAGAATGCACTGGATGCATTGGCAAATGCCGTTGTATGGGTAGCCGAAAAGGTGAGCGGATTCATAAGCCTTTTCAGCGAGGCGAGCAAGGAGACCACTGAACTTGCCAAGGCACAGGACAAACTCAATATGTCTCAGAGGGAGTTCAAGGGTAATGAGAACGCAATGAGGGCTGAGGCAAAGGCACTCAAACTACAGGCAAAGGAGACTGACGACCTCAACGAGAAATTGAGGCTGCTGAATGAATCGCGGGATAAACTCAAGGCCACCAACCAACAGGCGGTTGATTTGGCGGCGGAGGAACTGAGGATAGCGGAGGAGCAGGCGAAGTTAGCCCCTAACTCAAAGGAGGACAATGAAAAGATTGCTGAACTCAAGCAGAAGTTGGGACAGGCACAGGAGAAACTCAACGAAGAGGACATGGAATATGTTGAGTTAATTAAATCGGCTGACAATGGGCTGAAAAAATTAAATGCAACTACAGGCACAGCGGCAGACAAGACCAAAGAACTTGCCAAAGAAGTTGAAAAAATGGAACAGACCATTGCCGACAGTTCAAAATCCCAAGTACAGAAGTTGGAGGAGGAAAAAAACAAGTGGGTTGAAATCTATAAGCAACTGAAGAAGAACACCAAGGCGCTTGAGGAGTACTATAACAAGAAGATTGCAAAGGCAAAGGAGGAGGAACAGAAAGCGAGGAGCACATCCATAAAGACCTCAAGACAGAGTTTTTCTGACATAGAAAATGAAATTGCACAGATGACGGGTACTGACACACAGGGCACTGACCTTGCGGACAAGTGGCTTGGTTCATTGGAAAAGGTTAAGAATGCCTACAAGGATTTGCCTGCCGAAATGAAAAAGGAACTGTTGGGACAGACGAAACAGAATGACGCGGTAAATAAGGCATACACCGAATATATATTGTCTGATTTTTTCCCGAAGAAAAAGGAGATTGACCCATACAGGATGCAGTGGGTGAATAATGTGGCGGCCTCAATCAATGACAAATCCACATATGACGACATAAGGAGAGCATTGAAAGAACTCTCAAAGGGTGTTGGACAGGATTTTTCGCCGGAGGGTTTCTTGAACATATTGCCCGAGGGCAGCATTAGTTTTTCAAGTTTCTTCAGAGAGGATGAAATCGAGGCTGCAAAGGAGGAATATATAAGGATATTCAACGAGTTGCAGGAGAAGATGGCTGACGAGAACACTGACCAAAGTGTAATCACAGCCTTGAGGGACAGGCTCAATGCACAAGTTTCAATCATTCAGAACTTGCAACAGGAAAGGGATATCTATGATGAGATTGTTGCGCTTGCCGTCAAACTGAACAGCCAAGCGGAGGCGAAGTCTGCAAACGAGATATGGACAGAACGGTTCTTCGGCACAAAGACGGACAAGAACGGGTTCGCCACTGACGGAGAGAAACTTGGAAAGGCACTGAGGAATGCTACAAAGGTTTGGCAGGATTATGGGGATGCTGTTTCAACTGTATTGGAAACAATTGGCGATGCTTGGCAGAAAAACCTTGAAAGACAGGTAAAGGCAGGCAAGATGACCGAGGACGAGGCGAAGAAACAGTTCAAGATGATACAGGCGATGCAGTATTCATTGAGTGTCATAAATGCCGCTGCTTCAATTGTTTCGATTTGGTCTGACCCCGAAATGGGAGTATATCAAAAAATAGCCACCACTGTTGCTGTGGCCGCACAGAACGCCGCTGAACTTGTGGCTATTGCGACTACACAGTTCGGCGATATGAGCGCTTCAGCAAGTGCAGGCGCGGCAGCCAATTACACCCCTGCCGTCATCAACGACACAAACCCTCTGAACTACACCAGGAACTTCACAACGGCGGAGGAGAGGGATGAAATCAACAGGCAGAATGTGTGGATTTCAGTCGATGACATCAACACAGCACAAAACAAGGTTAAGGCAAAGGTCGCTGAATCGAAATTTTAGGCTCTACAGGAGATTTTATTTTGAAAGGAGAGGGTTTCATCAACTCTCTCTTTTTCTATTAAATAGAAACGATTTACAGGGCAATGGAGACATATAACGGAAAGCCGCTTCTGAGGCTGAACATAATGACACAGGATGACGGTGTTAACATCATTTCATTGGTGGAGTATCCTGCCGTTGAGCAGAACTTCATCCAACTCTCTAAACAATACCCCATGCACCTTTCACTGAACGAGGAGAAGCGGGAACTGTTGGGTGTAGCCCTCATCCCCGATTTTCCGATTTACAGAAAGGACGACAACGGAGAGTATTACATCACATTCAGCGCGGAATCCATTCGGAAAATCGCCATTGATTTTTACAAGAAATTGAATGTGAATAATGCTGATGTTGAGCACAACCACAATATGGAAAATGGCATCACCTATTTTCAATCATTGATTGTCGATAAGGAAAATGGCATTTGTCCTGCTGCATTCAAAGACCTACCGAACGGAACTTGGATTATCGGTTGCAAGATAGATAATATCAATGTTTGGGATGCTGTCAAGAGCGGAGAGGTAAAGGGCTTTTCCATTGACGGGATATTCCATGCGGAGGATGAGCAGGAGCACAAGAGAAATCAAACTGAAAAGGAGACCATTGACAGTCTTGACGAACTCTTTGATTGGCTGAGTACTCTATAAAATAAAATAAGTTTCGACACTACCAAAAATAAATACAAAATAAAAAAACTGACCTATGAAATTGACTGAAAAACTAAAGGCGACATTGAGAAAGATGCTTTCGCTTCAGTTGGGTGAGGTTGCGACAAAAGACGGAAAGAAACTCTATTGGTCTTCAGAGGAAGACTTGAGAGAGGGACTTGAGGTGTTTGTCGAGGACGAGAACGGGGAGTTAATCCCAGCACCTAATGGGGTATATGAGACCGAGGACAACAAGAAAATTGAAGTTGAAGACGGCGCTGTAAAGAAAATCGAAGACCCCGAGGCTGAAGTTGCACCGGAGAATGTCGAGCAGAATGTTGAAGAAGATGTAGCCCCTGCCGCTGACCCTGCCGAAACACAGGAGGGCGAGGAAGAGCAAGCCACCGTTGAGGACAGGGTTGCCTCCTTGGAGGAAAAAATGGCGAGACTTGTTGAGGGAATTGAACAGATACTCAACGCAATGGCATCACTTGAGGGCAGATTGAAAGAAGTTGAGGCAAAGGTTGCGAAGATTGAGACCGAGCCTGCCGCTGACCCTGCCGAGGAAAAGCCTGCCGAAACCAAGATGTCAAGAATGGACATTTTGAAAAACTTAAAATAAAATAATAACAGACTAAACGAACTAACAAATATGCCATGTTTACCAAAAGGCCTTAAGGGCTTACCAGAGGAGTGCGAATCCTCTCTTTCGGGGCTTGAAATTGCTTACATCGGAGAAAAGAGAAACTTTGAGGTTGCAATAGATGCGGATACCCTCACTGTTACAGGCATTACAGGTGCAACCGAGACGGGCAAATTATATGCCTACCACTTCAATCTTCAGACGGGTTCAATGAACTCAGAAATGACGCGCAATGATGCAAACGGCTCATTCTACTACACTAACACTGTAGCCCTCCAATTTACCAAGATGGAGGCCAAGAAATCTGCTGAAATTGCCGCACTTGCAAAGGCTCACTCAATCATTGTAGTCAAGGATTTGAATGGCCAATATTGGGTTGTCGGTGCTGATACTTATGCTACTGCATCTACTGACACAGCACAGAGCGGACAGGGTGTGGATGACCTCAACGGATATAACATAACGCTTGATTCAAGGAGCGCATATAAGCCTCTCTCAATCAGTTATGACCTCATTAAGGAACTCATTGTTGAGCCAGCATAAACTATTATAACCTAAAATAAAAACATTGAAAAAACGAACTAAAACATATGGCTAATACTACCACTATTAACGCACCATTGAATGATTATGTCAATGTGCATAAAGACGAACTCATTGTAAGAGCATCTGCAACCTTTGCAACTCTTCCTTATATCGACAAGATGTTTGGCGTCAAATATCAAGATGTTGTCCCAATGCTTGAGAGTTCAGTTGTACTCAAGGACGGCAGTTCTTGCGGATGGGATCCGAACGGAGCGGACACAATTTCACCTATCATCATCAAGGATTTTCCTGTTGTAGTACAGAAGACTTTCTGCGGCAAGGATTTCCGCAAGTCATTTGCCAACTATGAACTGAATTGGAAAGCAGGCGGAGTTGAAGTTCCATTCGCTGAAGCATTCATCAACTCCAACCTCCAAGCGATTGCAGATGAACTTGAGAAACTCGTTTGGAATGGTGATGTTACCATTGGTATTGACGGCTTCCTAAAACAGTTGGATGCAACCAAGAAAACTCTTGCAGGCACTACAGCAACCGAAAGAATTGACGAGGTTGTCAAGGGTCTCACCGACAGAATGCTCAAGAAAGGTGTGAATGTATTTGTTTCACCTGCACTGTTCCGTCAGTACATTGCAGAACAGAATGCTGAATGTTGCGCAAACAAGCCAACTATAGATGCTGCTGTTGAAACTCTCTCTTATGTGGGTGATTCAAGGGTTAAGATTATCCCTGTCAGTGGCCTCATTAACGAAACTAAGGTTCAGATTGTAGCCGCTACAGCAGATGCACTTGTATATGCTACTGACATTGAGAACTCAGAAAACGAGTTCAGATGGTTCAGAGACGAAAAAGAGGGTACTGAGAATCTTGAAGTCCTCTTCCTTGCAGGTACAGCGGTTCGCTATGCTGACGAGGCTCAACTTTATGTAAATGCCTAATATTCATTGACATAAACATATAAAAAAAGAAACCAAGGGTTTAATTACTCTTGGTTTTTTTTGTGCTTATTACTCCTCCTTGTGCATCTTCATGTCCTCATCCATCGCCATCGCAAGGAATACAATGAAACGTCCAAGTCTTGAGGTAGGAGTGAATAAGAATCCCTCTCTTTTATCGTCCTTGGCACTCAACCCCACATTGCCAAGTTCAAATAATGAATTATCAATTACATCAATGTGTGTGGCTATGAAATCATTACACAGGACATCCAAACCAAAGCCATAAAGGTGCTCAAACAAAATTGAGAAAACAGTGTATCCTATTTTCGTCTTCAAATCAATCTCCACATTAAAGTTCTTGTTTTCTTTGTTCTTGACGATGAAAGGCTCAAAGAGTTCGTCCATTTCAATGAACTCATCCATTTTCTCCTTAAAGGAATCCGCATACTCGTCAAAGTGGTTAATTAGGTTTCTCTCAATGGCTTCGTCAATGGCTTCGTCAATTCTTTTCATTTGTTTTTCAATCTTTTCCATAACAATTTAATTTTTAATAAATTAGTACCTGTGGTGGGTTTTGCTCCCACTGAATGTCTCAGAACACAGGTATCCCATTTCTTGCGCTTCACAGCGGTTAAAATGACACACATACAAATAACAGTAAAAAACCTTATTCAAGGTTGCAATGCAGGTCGGTTTCGCTCCGATGGAACATTCATAATGTCCTGCACTGTAGCGGCTAATCCTTTGTGATAGACCGCATTAAATAGACAATGAATTGGCCGAGCCTTTCAGACAGGTCGAAGACGAACTTGTCGTTTTTGTCCTCTGCATTTGTCAACATCAACATTCCGTCTTTAGTCAGTTTGACCATCCCTCCCTGCTCCACTGTTGGCCTTATGAAATTGTCAATGAAATAGTCCAACGGTGTTGCATAGACGCGCTCAAAGAGCTTTGCCACAAGCGGAAGTGTTTGCCTGTCTGTCAATGAGAACCTTATGACAGGTGTCGTTTTCTTTCTATATGTGAGGTCGATGGGCTTGTCAATGTCGCAAGGCTGAATCCTCTGTCCCATTTGCCTCTGAAATGAAAGCGCATAGTCAGCAACTGTCATGTCAGAGTATTTTGCCTCCATTTGTTCGGACTGCTCCCATAGGCTGTCGAAGTCCTTTACATTGCCCCTCAGTCCGCTGAAGATACCCAAGTTCTTCACAAGAAAAGACAAGATGACATCATACCCCTCAACATTAACCACAAAATTGCCGTTGTCATACTGCTTTTGCATTGTCTTTTTACTGTCGGGTTCATCCATCCTGCTGATGAACTCGTCAATATCCTTTTTTACTTCTTCCTTACTTTTTGCCATATACTTAAAACTTAACTATAAACTCTTCATCATCCCACTCATACTCACAGTCCTCTTCAATCTCATCTGATAGAGCATCAACAAGTTTGTTTCCGTCAAACTTTTCACCCTCTTTCCACTCTACATCACTTTCAAAATCATTGAACCAATGAATATCTGAAATATAGAAATGAAATCCGCAATCGTCATGTGTAATCATATAGGGTACTAAATGCTCCCTATAAAAGTTTTCATCATCGAAAAGTTTAATCATTTCATCTTCTTCAATGCCTGTAAGGTTTCTTGCCATTTCTTTGGCGTTTCTTTTGTAATCTATCATAACTATATATCCTTTTAATTTGTTAATAATCAATTTGTTGTTTTTACATTACTTTAATTTCAATACCAACTCCGTCCTCGGAAAAGTACTCATCCACATAGCACACATCATCAAATCTCTCTGTTGGTTCATACATGATGGCCTCAAACTTTTTTACAAACTCTTTTGTTTCCATAATATTTATTTTTTTAATTTTTTCAAAAAATGCTAGGAACTGTCAATCCTTTGTATTAACTTTGCAATTAACTTGGGGGTATTGTTTCCTTATCACAATGCAAAGATGCGAAAAGTTTTTTAATTTACAAAATGATCTTTGCGTTTGGGCTTGTTTTGCCTTTTCTTCAGCCCCAATCTCAACCCTTGTTTATCTTCGTTCCTTTCACATTGCAAAGATAGTAAAAAAGAAATTACCGGCAAAATTATTTTTCTGGTAATCAATAACTTAAAATGGTTTAGGGTTTTGTACTATTCTATAAAATAAAAATTATTATTTAATCTCCAAAATTAACTTTAGGAACTCTTGACGGCATTCAAAAAACCCTTATTCTTTATATAAATACTTATATATATGGAAAAGAGAGATTATAGATGGACTACATCAAATGTCTTGGAGGGTTATAGGGAATGTTTATTCGATTTTCGCGGTATAGAGACGAAAAGGGATAGTTACTATGTCAATTATGACACACTCTGTGCCTATATACAGTATAAATTACAACTCTCAAAGCCCCTCAAGGATGATGACAACAGAGACAAGATAATCGGCGAGATGAGGAAACTCATACAGAGAGCCTTATACAATGCCCTTGGACACACCAAGGCAATCACCTATATAGATGTATATGGAAAACAGATAGTGTTGAGGTTTCACTTCAGTACCTCTTATGTGCCGCCGCCACCCGAGACCATTGTGGAACTGATGGACAAAGTTCAGCAGGTTTTGACCGAAAACGGGTATTAAATAGAAAATAGAAAAGGATATGATTATAATTTCAGACTGTAGCAAGAACATTGTTATACCAGCAGGACTTGGAGACAATGCAGGAGTTGTCTATGAGACGGCCGGAGTTAAGTCCCTCAACGGGGAGACGGGTGATGTGAAAATCAAGACCGTCAACGGCAATGATATGCTTGGAGAGGGCAACATTGAGATAAAGGGCGGTGTGGAGACCGTCAACGGGGAGACGGGTGATGTGAAAATCAAGACCGTCAACGGACAGTCCCTCATGGGAGAGGGCGATGTCCCTGTGGATGTTGGCGTTGAGACCGTCAACGGGGAGAAAGGCGCTCTGACACTCAAGACCGTCAACGGCAATGATATGCTTGGAGAGGGCAACATTGAGATAAAGGGCGGAGTTCAGTCATCCGAGATATCAAACATCAAAGTTCTCACACAGGCGGAGTATGACACATTGACCCCAAAGGACGATAATGTCCTCTACTGCATCAAGGGATAAACCATAAAAGCCTCTAAAGGGTTGATTTTAGGCTGTTATAGCCACTTTTAGCCCTTTAGGGGAATTGTACCTCTTATGAATAACAATGGCTCACAGAGCCTAAAAAACATATAATAAATGATATTAACTGATTTCAGCAAGATAAAGTTCGGCAGCGCGGACATAACGGCGGTATCTGCAGGGGCGGTAAAGCTTTGGCCTGCGGAGACTGTAAAGACTGTCGTTTCATTCACTCTGACGAGCGGAGACACTTGGAACAACCCTTACATTTCAGCATATGCGGCAGGCGGCAGGACTATCGAACCTGTGGAGAAGACGGCTACAGGTTGGACATATGGAGAGCCTGTGGAGTATTTCAAAATCAATATGACGGAGAAGATGGAACAGAATCTCTCAACTTTCAATGGCGTTGAGGGCGGAATGACATTCAAGAGCCAATCGAAACTGTTCAATTGGGCGAGGGAGATGACTACCGTCAATTGTTCCAACATCAATCCTACAGGAGAGGACTACAGCGAGATGTTTAACGGCTGCAACAAACTGACATCATTGGACTTGACCACTTGGGATATGTCCAATGCAACGACAACGGCCAACATGTTCATTAACTGTTATGCGATGGCAGACCTAAAGATGGGAGATACTTTCGGGAAGATGGGACAAATATCCAATATGGAAGGTATGTTCGCCAACTGCAAGGCTCTGACATCATTGGACTTGAGCGGAATGACTGTGGCCTCCTGTACCAACATGAACAACCTGTTTCTGAACTGTGAGAGCCTTTCTGCATTGAGCCTAAGTGGTTGGGAGGTTCAGAGCGCAAAGAACAGTGCAGGTGTGTTTGCGGGTTGCAAGGCATTGAAGACGGTGGACATGACCAACTCAACACAGGAGTCAATTGCTATTGTGAGGTCTTGGCTGAATAGTGCAGGGCTTTCGTCTGTAGTCATAAAGGGTTTGACTGAATTGGACAAAAGAACATTAAGGTTTGCAATTGTGAGCGGAGACACTTGGAACAACACAGCGGTTTCGGCATATACAGCCGATGACAGGCTCATTGAACCGACAGAAAAGACTGCAACGGGTTGGACATATGCAGAGGATGTGGCATACATTAAAACAACTACTAATCATGATGAAAAGAACCTGCTCACTTATATTGGTATAGATGCTAAATATAAGGATTGTACAGACTTTTTTTACAGTTCTCCTGAATGTGCCTCTATAAACACAGTGGGAATGGATGTTTCTGAATGTACTGATATGAGACATATGTTTGGGAACTGTGGCGGCTTAACAAGCCTTAATCTGACGAATTGGGACACTTCAAATGTAAGAACTATGACGCTGATGTTCGCCCAATGCAACAACTTGGTTGATATTGACCTTTCAAATTGGAATGTTTCAAATGTTTCAAATATGCATGGCATGTTTGATATGGGTATAAAGGCAGGGCAGTTGACCCGTCTAAACCTTTCCAATTGGGAATTGAAAGAAAACGTTGACACAGGCATAATGTTCAACATGTGCAAGAACCTTTCTAAAGTAATAATGAAGAACTGTAGTTCAGCAACTGTTGAGAAAATAAAAGCAGCCCTAACCGCATCGAACATAACAGGGGCTGAAATAATTCAATAAACTACTATGGCACAGGATTTTAAGGTTATAGGCAAGAGAAACGAGAAAGACAAGTTGAGCGGCATCACCCTAACGAGGTCTGTTGTGCTCAATAACCTCACACAGGAGCAGTTGAAAAGGCTGTACAGGAGGGGATTGACTCTCTATACCGACTTTTTCAATGGCTTCAAGTTGGTCTATATATGTAGATATAGAGACGGGAGCATTGTTCTCACTGTAGAGAGGGTGCACTTTGACCAGACAACTCAAACTGTGGTAATGGAGTGCGGCTACAGTCTTGACAAAGACAAGTATTTCAAGGTTCTTCTGAATCAAGACGCAAACGGGAATTATGACCTAAGGCCAAGGATACTAAACACCAAATGGCTCAAGGAGAGCGACCTCAAGACAATAAACGGAGAAAGCATTGTGGGAGAGGGGAACATTGAAATAAAGGGAGGCTCTGAAGAAATAGTTGATACTTTGCCAAGTACAGCCAACTATGGGGACATTGCCTATTTGAGGACTTATACAGATGCGCCAATTGCGACTTGGACAAATCCGAGCGGATATGAATATGTGCTCACATACACAGAGGAATGGAACAAGGAACAGGAGATAGCCTACAATACCGAATACTCCAACTACAGGTTCTCAATCTATGTAACGGAAAACGGAGGACTTGAGACGAGGATAAAGTACAGGCAGTATGACAAGCCTGTGGTGCTTGAGGTTCTGACAAAGGGGAGCAGCGGAACGACTTACTACCACACCTCAAACCCGACCACAGGAGACAATTATAAATATACTTGGGATTGGACAAAGGACAATGAGTTCCGCATAACATTCGGAGCATCATACAATAGGCTTACATTGCTGGCATTGAGCAAGATAATAGATAACGGCTTCGACACATATGAATATATGGAAAAAGGATTGTGGGCTGAAGAGTTAGGCAGGGATACCATAGGCACAGGAAAAGATATCTATTCTATTCTGTTCCAATCTATTCCGTCATCTGTGGAACAAGGTATGACGCTTTACACCATTGTTTATGGCAATGACGGTGGAGATTTGAAGTTGTATGATGACAGGCTTGAATTGGTATCCTCTAACGGAAACATACTTAAGACCATACAAAAGAATGGCGGAACAGTTCCACTTAATTTTTATCCTTATCCTTATTTGACCTATAATGATATGGGAGTGTTCTACAACTATAAGTATGGAGGAGCAAAGATAACCAATGTCGCGTCGTTTCAAACCACCAACTTTTGGAAAAAAATCAATGATGACGCAAAAATGTCCAAAAGTTATGTAGAACGGGGTACAGGTATCCCTACTTGGGATGATGAGGGGCGAATAACACACTCTGAAATTAGCAATTTAAGTGTGGGCACTTTATTCATAAATACAAGTGGATATACAGGCAGTAATATAATAACCCAAGGCGGTTTAAGAAACGGCAGGTTCTTTGCCCCTACAAGCGGAGGTACAGCAGGACAGGTTCTCAAATCCACAGGAGCGAACTCTGCACCCACATTCGTTGATTTGTCCTCACTGATGGACAACTTGAAGTTCAAGCAGATAACACAGGACGAGTATGACAACTTGGAAAATAAGGACGGGAACACAATATATATAATCATTCCAAATGGCTAACTCAAGTATATTTTTAGGCAACGGCATTGTGGATACCCTCTACAAGGGGGACAAGCAGATAGAGGCGATATACAAGGGGGAGTATCAGATATACTCCCTTGGGGAGTTTGCAGGGCTGAGAATCACAAAAAATCTGAAGTTCGGCATTGACGGAGGGAAAGCGAACCTCTCACTGAAATCAAGCGAGGATTGGACATTGGCAACCGATGCCGAATGGCTTCACTTCTCATCCACAGGAGGGACGGCAGGAAATTACAAGATTGAGGTTAGTGCGGACGAGAACGGGGGCGGCAAGGACAGGACAGCGGAGATAATCGCCTCATCCGCAACTTATTCCGCTGTGTGCCAAGTGGTTCAGTATTATGTTCAGCAGGTCTCTTATGTCTATGCAACACAAAACCCGACTACAAGGAATATGACAACGGCAGGGATTGTGATACCTAACATCCTGTTCGGAGACGAGTTCAAGATTGTGGCTGAAATGATGTGGGAGGAGGCAAACGGAACTAATGGAGAGGTGACTATTGGCTATGCCTACAAGGAGAACAGGGGTTCATACTACAGGTTTTCAATACCTGTGGACAATGATGACTTCAGATTCTTCCATGCTTATAGAGGCTCTTGGTACTATGATATCGGGAGCGCGAGGGAAAATGTATATAAGAGCCTTACATCTTCACTCCATACATTCACAATGGTAAACTACAAGTTGGATGCAGACGGGGACTATATCATCAACAGGACTGCCAAAGGGACAATGCCTAAAGAAAGATATGGCGCGGAGTTCTACATAGACTGCCAACACTTCAAGTTCAAGTCCGTCAAGGCATACAACGGAGAGGCATTGGTGATAGATGCCTTTGCTGCATTGCTGAACGGTGTTGTGGGCGCATTCGACAAGGTTTCCAAGACATTTTTCCCCCTTGTGGATGCCAACGAGGGAAATGAACAATATCAAATTGAAAAGAAATATGACCTATGAACAGCACATTTGATTTACTTCTTTATAACAAGGCAACCAAGGACTACTACTTCATCAAGGGGCTGAGGGACACATCCATTACCCCTGCAACGAGGGAGTTCAAGGACTTCACAATGCCCCAAGGAGCACCATTCGGAGAGTACCAATACTTCTGCTTTGAGGACTTGAGGCGCGACACAGGAATAATTGAGGATGAACAGCCCCTCAAGTGCTTGATAACCACACAGGAGGGCAATGTTCCGCTTGAACTGATAAAGCCCGAAATGGGGATACTCAGATATGGCGAATGCTGCGGAGAAAAGCAAACCACCCTTTATCTCAACACAGATGTATCATACCTCTACCTGTAGATTTTTTTGACAAATCCGAACATTATTTGATTTTATTGGGGACGGTTCAGCGATGTTCCGCCCCCTTTTCCTGTTTTTCCCAAAAAGCCTATTAAATAAAAAGAAACATAAATGGCCAAGAATAAAGAGATACAGACCTCATTGTCATTTGTTGACACCATAGCGAAGTACTCAGAGGACGACCTTTCCAATGTTGAAAAGGTCTATTCGGGAGACAAACCTGTGCTTTGGGGTATAAGAAATACTTATAGTACTTTAATCCAAAACTGCTTCATGCAGTCCCCAACTTTAAGAGCCTGCTGTCAGTCATTCACAGACTATGTGGGCGGCAACGGAGTACAAATCAATTGTCCGAGGCTTGACGGCAAACTCAACAGGTATGGGGAGACGGTTGAAGACATCATCAGCAAGATGGCACAGTCATACTTCCTGTATGGCGGATACTGCCTGCAAATCATCTATTCAAAGATAATGACCGTTGCTGAGATATTCTGCGTTGATTTCGCTAAATGCAGAATAAACGAGGACAAGACCAAGATTTTCTATTATCCAAAGGGATGCTCAACATATGGGAAATATGAAACCTATGACAGGTTCGACCCCGAGAAGATAAGAACAGACAACCTTACACAGATGTACTGGTACAACGGCACTTCAGCGCCTACACTGTACCCGTCCGCACCTTGGACTTCGGCTCTGTGTGATGTCCTCACAGAAATAGAGACCTCAAAGTTCTCATTGTCAACAGTTAGTGGCGGTTTCCTTGCAAAATATGTCATAACCATCCCCGATGGAGGGGCATTGACCGAGGAACAGAAAGCCGCCATTGAGGAGGCTATAAAGACCAAGTTCACAGGCACTGACGCAACCTCCAACTTCATGATTTACTTCAACGGAGGTGTCGGAGGAGACGGACAGGAACTGAAGATAGACAAGATTGAAACGGACAATAGTGCCGAATCATACCTTGCCATAAGGGATACTGCAAAGGCAAACATATATGGGGCTTGCAGGACATCACCTCTGATTATGGGAATGGGACAGGTAAACACATTGAGCACCAACGAGTTCAGTGATGCTTACAACATCTACAACAGGACTGTCATCCTGCCTGTTCAGAAGAAGATTGAAAGGTCTTTCGGGACTATCCTCAGATTTGACGACCCACTGAAAATAATAAAGTTCTCAATTGATTTTCAATAATGAAGACACAGGATGTTTACTTGATTAGCCCTAGCACAGTAAAGGCTATGACTTCAGCCAACCTCAATGTCAGTGATGACATCCTCTCATATGCGATTAGGAACGCACAGGACATGCACCTGCGTTTCATTGTGGGTGATGACATTCTTGCCTCACTGAAGAAGCAGGCGGAGCAGAAAATAAACAAGGTAAAGGACAGTGTAGATGAGCCATATAACACCCTGCTATATGACTATGTGCTGCCGTTCCTTGCTGCTCAATCTATTGTTGAGGCATGTATCCCTATGACATTTAAAATAAGAAACATAGGGGTAGTAAAAAACAATGACACCAATGCGGAGACACTACAGTTGAGTGATGTGTTGAGGATAAAGAACTACTATGAGGGCATTGCCTGTGATGCGGCAAACAGGCTCTCAAAGTACCTCAACGAGAACTCAAAGGACTTCGTTGAACTAAAGGGCAAATGTACTTGCAAAATAAACAGGCACTATGCCGCTGTCGGCCTGTGGCTGGGGTAAATGTATTTGATACTATGGGAAAGGTACTACAAAAAATTAAAATGTGCATTGTCGGAAACTTTTGGTTTCACATTTTCGCAATCTTCAGTTTGGCTTTGATTACCACCTCATTTTTTTGCCCCCCGCTTGGAATCATCCATGCTTCTTGTTTGACGGCGGTAGGGGAAGTGTTTGGCTTTGCTGCTCTATGGACACTAATCAAGGCAATGGATGATGGACACACTGCAACCTTAACGCACAACGACACTACACTGACGATAGAAAAAGAGGAGGAAAATCAATGACACTCAAGGAATTGGCATTAAAAATATGCGAGATAGCAAATGACGGGAACAGATGCAAGTTTGCAGCCTGTGGAGGCTCTGTGTATTCAATAAACTCACTGACGGTAAGGAACTATCCTCTGTTCTTCCTGTCTCCAACTAAGACACACACAGCAAAGAAGAACATCACAACATTTCATCTGACGGGGTTCTATATTGACAGGATGATGTCAGACCAATCCAATGACATTGACATAATGAGTGCAGGCGTTGAGTTCCTCAAGAACCTCATTCTGAAAATCCAAAAAATAGACGGAGTAATAAGTGTATCATCTGACAACCAATGTACTGTCTATACAGAGACCGAGGCATTCAATGACCTGTGCGGAGGATGCTACATTGAGTTCGATGTCAGTGTAAGGAATGACACTGTATGTGCGGTATGAGGAATTGGGCTTTAATTTTATTTTGTTTTCTTGTATGCGGCTGTGGCACAACAAGATATGTTCCTGTAAAGGAGATAGAACATGTGAGGGATACCGTCATCCTCAAGGCTGATACAGTCAGAATGACCATTCCTGTGGAGAAGATAGTTGAGGTTGTGCCTGCAATGGACACTTTGCGACTGGAAACCTCTGTTGCAAGGGCAATGGCATATGCGGACACAGCGACTGGAACACTCAAGGGTAGGATAGAGAACAAGCCCTATGAGCAAAAGAAAGAGATACAGCACACCGAGAAGATAAGGACGGTTGAAAAGAGGGTGGAAGTTCCCGTTGAAGTTGTGAAATGGAAAAACAGGATACCCGTTTGGACATGGTACTCATTGGCGCTTAATCTGTTGTTCCTGTTCGCCCTCTTTTTGAAGATAAAAATAAAACTGTTTTGATTTTCAGTGATTTGGGGAGCATTAAGAACATAGAAGAAAAAAGGGATACAGGCAAGAAAAAGAAAAAGACTGAAAAGACTGAAGAGGAGAAAGCCCTTTACAAGCAATATCAGAAATACATTAAATCTGACGAGTTCAAGGTGTTGAGGGAAAAGGTCTTTGCGAGGGACGGCAACCGCTGTGTATGCTGTGGTAGAAGCAGGGAAGACGGTGCGATACTGAACTGCCACCACAGGAGTTATGCTCACCTGTTTCATGAGGGAGAAGCCACTGAAGATTATGAAGCTTTATCTGACCTCACAACCATATGCGCTACCTGTCATAGGGCTATACACAGAGTGCCCTCAAATTGGAGCAGGTTCAAGATAAACCACAGGACGGAAGACACATTGGTTTCAGCAGGCATAACTCATTGAACCTCTGAAAATTAAGTTTTGCTGACGAAATGGATTTCATGAGGAAAAGAACAAGCCCTTGGAGAATGTCTCTGAGGGCTTTTGGTTTTAATGCTCCATATGGTGCTATTTTCGATTGATTTTCCTTTGGGGGTACAGATTGTACCGCTCAAGGGGAGATGATGCCTCTATTCAAAAGAGTATAGCGAATATGGCATTATAGAGACTTTGTTTTGGGAGGTGTGAAATGCTGTAGCCCGTTCTTCAGCCAAAAATCAATTTTCTCTTTCAGCCAATAGTCCTTGATATTGCAGCAATAGCCATAAGAACCGAACATTGAAGATGACGGGTAAGTAGGCAGTACCTCATCATTTACTTTCCTGTATGCAGGCTTGATTACTTCAATGCATTTCTTTCTGTTTCTCTTTGGCCCATAGGTTCTCTCATAGACCCAAATGTCGGTTTCTGTCTTTGTCTTGATTTCCTTTGTCAAGACCTTGTGTCTGATCTTAAGTTCCATAAGTACTTTAATTTATTTATTATACAGTTTTGAATAGAGAGGGTTTTTCGTCTCAAGGGTATAGTTGTGCCACTTTGCCTGTGAAAGTGTCTCCATTAAAAACCCTATCGCGTTTGAGCCTCTGTGTTGTAAGAATACAAAAAGGTTTTTTAATTTTCTGATCATTCCGACCTTGGGACGGCTACTCAACCCTACTAAATAGAAAACTGACAATGGCTAAATACTTTAAGGTTGCCGAAATGCTAAAGAGCGAAACGGCAGAAAAAAACAAAATCCAAAACACACCAAGTGTTGAGGTGGAACAGAACATTGAAGAACTATTGGAGATTCTTGATGACTTGAGGGAGTTCTATGGGAAACCCATTCGGATTTCTTCGGGTTTTCGCTGCACTGAACTAAACAAACTTGTGGGCGGCTCACCTACTTCAGCACATGTCATTGGATATGCGGCGGACTTGCAGCCTGTACAAGGTTCATTTGAGGAGTTCAAGGCTTCAGTCATTGATTGGTTGGACACAAGTGGGGTCGGCTTCGACCAGTGTATCATTGAGAGGAACAAGAACACACAATGGGTTCATTTCGGTCTCTACAACAGGAAAGGACAGCAGAGAGGACAGAGGTTTTCCTTGCAGGCTTAAAAGAGGCGTTTTGAGACACTTTCTCCCCTTGGGTGGCATGATTATACCTCTGAGGGGAGATAATTGATTGTAGGGGCTAAAAATGGGCAAATACAGGGCTTTACTGAACCAACAAGATTTCAAGTGCTGAACTTTAGGTGATGTGCATCGGCAGAGATGCACATTGCCGTCAAGAAGTTCATGGTCTCTACAACAGGAAAGGACAGCAGAGAGGACAGAGGTTTTCCTTGCAGGCTTAAAAGAGGCGTTTTGAGACACTTTCTCCCCTTGGGTGGCATGATTATACCTCTGAGGGGAGATAATTGATTGTAGGGGCTAAAAATGGGCAAATACAGGGCTTTACTGAACCAACAAGATTTCAAGTGCTGAACTTTAGGTGATGTGCATCGGCAGAGATGCACATTGCCGTCAAGAAGTTCATGGTCTCTACACTCCCTCTTTGAGGGCGTTTTCCCTTGTACCAACAAGGGGAAAGGGAAACGCCAAATAAAATTAAAATAAATTACACAAGAGGAAACTCTGTTTCCGAAAAGGCAATCCCATTGCCGAACACAACACAAAGGTTGATAATCTCAAGGGCTTTCATAGGGGCTTATTTTTGCGCGCGCGGATACCTAGGTTTCCTAGAAGATCTAGTATATATAAATAAATATATTATATTATTATATATTATTATATATATT